AGTTTGGCTGTTGTTTCTGGTACATACGCTCCTGCCGCAGGCGCTGTAGAAGGTACATGCACCCTCACAGCTTCCTTCGCAATTGCTGACTCCTTGAACGTCGAGGACGGTTCTGGTTCTACCCTTACCATTCCTTCTTTCGAATCTGACTTCGGTGCAACACCTTCACCAGTCATTCCTGAGATCGACATCAAGGTCGAGTCCATCGCAGTTACAGCAGCAACTCGTAAGCTGCGTGCTCGCTGGTCTCCAGAACTCGCACAGGATCTCAACGCATACCACTCGCTGGATGCAGAAGTTGAGCTCACACAGATCCTCTCTGAGCAAGTTGCTCTTGAGATCGACCGCGAAATTCTTAACGACCTTCTCGTTGAAGCACGTGGTGCAAACCTCTTCTGGTCTCGCGCACCTGGTAAGTTCGTCAACAAGGAAAACGGTCTTGAAGTTACGCTTAGCAGCACGCTCGCTGCTGGCCCACGCTTCACAGGTACAGTTCGCGAATGGTACGAAACTCTCGTTGAGACAATCATCGACGTTGCAAACACCATTCACCGTAAGACCCTGCGTGGATCTGCAAACTTCATCGTGGTTTCCCCTGATATGGCAACCATCCTTGAAGCTTCCGTCCTCTACCGTCCATCCTACAGCTTGGACGGCGAAGGTCAAGTCTCTACCCCATTCACATTGGGCGCAGAGAAGGTTGGTACATTGAGCAACCGCTTTACGGTCTACAAAGATCCTTACTTCCCACGTAACAAAGTTCTCGTCGGATACAAGGGTGGATCTTACCTTGAGACCGGATACGTATATGCTCCATACGTACCGCTGATCGTCACACCTACCATTTTCGCACCAGAAGACTTCACACCTCGCAAGGGCGTGATGACTCGCTACGGTAAGAAGATGGTTCGCGCTGACTTCTACGGAACAGTTACTTGCTTGGATCTTAACGTGATCTAAGACAGAACATCAGTTCTAAGGAATTTATTCCTGAGAAAGAGCCGCCTTTTGGCGGCTCTTTTTTTTTGGAGTAAAAAAGCGATCACAAAAGCATAATTAGTTTAGAACAGCTTGTTATAGTAAATTTTCAAGTTCAAATATTTGGTAAACAAAAGGAGACTTCAATGGTCAAGACAGTCATCAATAATAAGGGCGTGGTTGCTCGCACTGGCACAGGAACTAAGATCGAAAATGATCTAAATATTTCAGGCGCAACAACAATCGGTGGCGCAGCTACTGTTACAGGCCAGGGGCTCACAGGATGTGCTTATAGTGCAGAATCGGCAATTACAGGCACAGGTGCTACAAACACAGACTTGGAAGTTACAATTCCAGCAGGCGCTGTTATCCTCGACGTAGGTGTTGTGTTTACTGAGGCAGTCGTAATTAACTCGAACGCCAACCTATCAGTCACAGTCGGATTCTCTGCAGGAGACAATGCTATCTGTACTGCAACTAATATGATTTCTGCCAACACAGCTGCTGCCCTAGGTTCAGCAATTTCTGTCTCAGGAGCCAATGGAGAAGGAGCAGCAGCACTAGCTTTTGTCGCAAATGCTCCGCTAAGAGTTGCAGCTGAGGACGTCATCTTCTTCAGAGTTGCTAACTCTGCAAACAACGTTACAGCCGGAAAAGCCGTCGCATTCGTAAGATACATGGTGGTCTCATAACAAGAAGTATTAAAAGGAGAATATCATGGCAAAAGTAGTAATCGATGATGTAAGAGGCATAGACCAAAAATCAGTAGGTTCAGGTGCAGTTATAAAAAACACATCAGAGTTTGCGGGAACTTTGAACTTAAATCCCACGTCAATCACAAACTCAGGCGGCGGACTAACAATGGTTGCTTTAGGTGAAGCTAAGTCCTTACTAAGGACAGGAGCGGGTAATGTTGCTCTTTCTTGTACAGTTCCTGCAAATGCAATGTTAGTTAATGTTGGTGTTGTTTTCACAACTGCAGTGACGCTTAGCGGTGCGACTAATTCAGGTGTCACAGTTGGCACATCCGCTGCTGGCACTGATATCTCAACAGGAAATCTTGGTTCATCAACTGCATCACCAGCCCCAATCAATACAGTTATTTCAACTAAAGCATCAACCGAAGCTGGTGGGACATTGTCTTTTGTAGCTAATGCAAAGCTACACTTTACATCCGAGCAGGTAATTCATATTACGGTTAATAATCAAGCAAACAACATAACAGCTGGAGTCGGAGTCCCCTTTGCTGAGTATATTATTGTTTCATAGAATTAAATCATAATTCGCTAAAGAGAAGGCTCTCAAAAACGAGAGCCTTTTTTGTACTTAAAAAAAGTGCTTGTTTTGTCCTAAATTATTTGACACCATATTTAATACTGTTAGAATTAACGGAGAAATCTTGTGGCAACATTTGCAAACACATTAAACCCAACTCCATTTGGAGCTTTTGATTCTGATACAGACTTCCAAACAGATGGTGACAGCATGGTCACGTTTGTCAAGAGAAAGCTTGGCGACGATATTCTATCTGTTGAATTAACAAAGAAACAGGTCTGGGCATGCTTTGAAGAGTCATTTTTCCAGTATGGGCAAATTGTTAATGAGTACCAGGCGAGATCGCAGATATCTTCATTTTTAGGTACACCCACTGGATCCTTAACAGGGTCGGAACAGAAGTACCCTAGAGATACTCTTGAGTTTTTAGTTAGACAAGCAGAGCCTTATGCGTTCGAAGCATCTGTCGGAGGTAGCTACAACTCAATCTCAGGATCGATCGCTCTCGAAGCCGGCCGTCAAGATTATGATTTATACGATGAGTTAAAAGATTCATCTGGTAACTTATTGTTTTCCTCGTCTTTAAATGTGAATAGCACAAGAATGAAAATTCAAGAAGTGTTTCACTTTAACCCGCAGGCAGCGTATAGGTTTTTTGATACAACGTCAGCTATAAACTATCTCAATAATGAGTTCTCTTTTGAGTCTTTTACACCTGAGACTATTTTTTACGTACTTCCTGTATTTGAAGATATATTAAGAGCAGGGCAGATGAACGTATCTCATAGAGTGAGAAGATCTAATTATTACTATAAGATAATAGGGACAAAGCTTCGAATATATCCTATGCCGACAGGAGATCAAACTAACAGAGACTTGTATGTTCGTGTCACCTTTGCTCCAGATCCTCTTAATCCTGCTTTTGAAGATGCGACAATTGAAGGTGTTTCAAACCTTTCCAATATTCCTTTTGGGGATTTGCAGTACTCAAGAGTAAATAGCATTGGTAGGCAATGGGTAAGACAGTATACGCTCGCACTCGCGACCGAGCTTCTTGGGCACGTTAGATCAAAATTCTCTACGATGCCCATACCAAACAACACAGTTCAGTTGGACGGTAGCAGCCTAGTCACTCAAGGTCGCGAAGACAAAAAAGAATTGAATACTAAATTAAGATCTATGCTAGAGTCGCTTACATATGACAAGATAATTGAAATGAATGCGACCAAAGCCGAAAACATACAGCGTCAACTTAAAACTGTGCCTGTTCCAAATGGGCGCGCAATTACAATGGGGTAGGATAGAAATTGGGTAGACTGTTTATTACGCCTAGAGAAATTGGTTTGGTTAATGATCTTACCAAGGAGCTCATAAAAGACGTTGTAGGTCAAAAGATCTACTACTATTCAATTTCTCTAACTAAGACAAAAATCAATACTCTTTACGATGAGGCACCCGAAAAGATTTTTGAAAACCCAGTTGAAATAAATTGCTTTGTAGACTACAAAGAACCCACATATAAAATCGGTCAATTCGGAGTTGACGAAACACAAAACCTCGAAGCGTACATTCAATATCGCGATCTGCTTGACAAAGGCATTGAAATCGATGTCGGTGACTTTTTCTCTTATGGCGACGTGTTCTTTGAAATAATTTCAGCAACCAAGATAAAAGAACTTTTTGGTCAAATAGAATACGGTGATGGTTACAGACTAATTGGTAAACAGGCAAGAAAAGAACAGTTTCTCACGCACGTTATCGGCCCCACTGATGAAAAATACTCTGATGACGATGCCGTTCAAGAATCTTTTGTCCAACAGCGAGGCTTTGATAGTAATTCTGAAGGCAAAACAGGAGATGTTAGAGAGCTACAAAAAAATGATGTTCTCGATGCACCACTTTCAGGACCACAAGAAGTTTCGCCAAAAGGTCGCGACGGCAGCGCAGGATCTTCTTTTTACGATGATGAGTAAAGCTTATGTCAACCAGAGATAATTTAAAAAAGCCGAAGGGCACAAATGATTTTATCCCGTCAGGTCTAGACGGCAATAACATTCCTGAAGATTTTCATCTCCCGTCTTGTGGGCTTGAAGATATAGACAAAGCTTTTTTTGACTTATTCGACCAGCAGCTTAACTTCAATATTGAAAACAGGAGTAAAACACTGACTGTGCCTGTTGTTTTTGCCACAGGTGAAAGGTTTGCGATTGTTAAAAGAAGAAAACCCTTGAGAGACGCAGCTGGTGCACTTATCCTACCTGTTGTCGCAATAAGAAGATCGGCCATCGACCAGTCTCCTGCAACAGAGCGCCTTGCAGATGTCGGTGACCTTGTAATTAAAAAAAGGCTTAGTAAAAAAGATCCAAGATATCAAAACTTAGTTAATAAACCAAGTCTAAAAAATCAAGATAGCGTCGCTGATTCTTCTCATGACTTAGACACGACAAATCCAAGGTCTGCTACTCCAGGCACAGTAAATTCTAGAAGACCAAGAACTCAAGAAACTGTAAACGTACAAGCAGGAAAACTTCTCGCTCCCGATTTAGGTGACAATATATTTGAAGTGCTTACCATACCTTTCCCGCATTTTATAACTGTGAATTACGAGGTTACATTCTGGACGCAATACATGTCACATATGAACCAACTTATAGAAAAGTTCGTTAGTTCATACACAGGCAACAGAAATCAATTTAAGATCGAAACTGAAAAAGGGTATTGGTTTGTCGCTTACGCTGCAAACACTGTGACTAACGCAGACAACTTTGATAATTTTTCGCAGGATGAAAGATTAGTACGCTATACTTTTAACATGACAGTACCAGCGTATATAGTTGGAACTCAAAATCCAGGACAAATGAATCCTATTAGAAGTTATATTTCTGCTCCTGATGTTTCTTTTGAGATTTTTACAGCAAATGCTCCTATAGTCGAGCACCCTAGCCAACTCCCTGACCCAACAGGAAATCTTGATAAATTTATTTTAAATGACGTTGATCAAATCAACACTGCAGGTAATGAAATAGAAGACCGGCGCCTACAGTACTTAAAAGCTGTCAACAAGATACGAAATCCCTTTTCTGGGGAGAACGAAAATGAGTTTCTCAAAGTTTTGACAAGAAACCAACGTCAGGGCGAAACAGTTGTCAGCGCGCGTATAATTAATAAGATTGATGATATATAAAGACTTTTGGCTTTTCTCCTCATAATTATTACGTTACTATAGTGACCACTGTAGGAGATTAATCACATGGCAGAAAAGACTTTTAGATCTCCGGGCGTATTCCAGCAAGAGGTAGATCTCACACAGAGAGTTCAAGATCCTCTTGGAACTCCGGCGGGTATTATTGGAACTGCAGAGAGAGGACCTGCTTTTGTTCCAGTTACTGTGGGCAGCATGGCAGATTTTCAAACTAAGTTTGGAAGTCTCGATTCTAAGAAGTTTGGCCCTTATGCTGTTAAAGCATTTTTGGATCATGCTAGCGCCGCAACATATGTAAGAGTTTTAGGTGGAGGAGCAAACTCCACAAGCTCTGATATTTCAACAACTGAAGATCAAGGTTCTGTAAAGAACGCAGGTTTTAAAGTAGCACCTGTTACTTCTGACGGTAGACAGGTAAAAGGCGCGGTCCAAATGATCGCAGCTCGTCACTCTGTTCCAGCAGCTGAGTCACAGTCCCCAAGAATATTTACAGACAATGATTCGTTCCCAGGTGGAGGCGCAGGAGGATTCGTAAACCTCATTAGAGGCGTCATATTCACAACCAATGAAACTGCAGTCGGTGTTTTAGATGGTGCAGAAGACGGAACAGACATATCTGCAATTAGTAACGTTGCTGCATTAAGCACTTCCGGCATAATGGACGGCAAGTTTAAGATTTACGTTTCTTCTTCAAATGATTCTTTTGGAACTGTGGATGCACAATCAGGTGTCCGCATACTTACAGCCTCTCTGGATCCAAGAGACAAAAATTACATTAGAAGCATTCTAAACACAAATCCAGATAAGTTTGAAGAAGAAGGTCACTTGCTCTACGCTGCATACGATGTTGAAGCATCTCTCGCAGCAGTTGCAACATCTGGCGACGCTGTCGCAATGCTTTCAGGATCTAGTAATACGTCGACTAATAATCCAGCAGGCGACGCTTTCTTGTCATCTTATGGTAGGTTTGACACGAGATACGCAACTCCAAAGACCACTGAAATTATCTCTCAGCCTTTTGGGGAAAAAGAGTTTGATTTGTTTCATTTTGAATCTCTTGATGATGGTGCATTCTCAAACGACCAATACAAGATATCAATAGCAAATATCAAAGGGTCGACCGATCCACTCAATCCATACGGTACGTTCACAGTTTACGTTCGTGCTTACGATGACTCTGACGCATCTCCTGAGATAATTGAACAGTTTCCAAACTGCACCTTAAATCCAGACGCTGAGTCGTTCATTGGCGCAATGATCGGTGATCGAAGATTAAAATACAATTTCGATGCCACAGATGAATCAGAAAGAAAACTGGTATCGCTAGGATCTTACTCGAATAAGTCAAACTTAATTAGAGTTGTTCTTAGCGCACAGCTCCAGAACGGAGACGTTCCTAAGCAAGCATTTCCTTTCGGTTTTAAAGGTTTGCCAGTTCTTAAAACAAATGATAGTTTAACTGATGTTCCTCCAACAACTCAAGATCCTAGGCTTTACTGCTTAGGCCTCGTTGGCGGCGCAACCGCTCAAATTTCTGGCTCTATCGTTCCTCCTGTGCCTTACGTTTTTAAGGTAACCAAAGGCGCAGTGGCAACATCAGCTGCTTACGCAGGTGAGCCTGGCGCCCTTGAGGATGAAGATCCAAGAATTTACTGGGGCGTTAAGACAACTCTTCTTGCTCCAGACACCACGATTAATCCAAACTCAAAAGGCGCTACTGCCAACGCAATATTGAAATCGAACTTAAACGGTGGGATCAATCATGGCCTCAAGGACATGCTCAAGTTTTCCGGCATTTCCAAGATGGATAACCTGGTAACAGGATCTGGCGCCAACGATCTCAATAACAATAAGTTTACACTTGCTCGAGTTGCACTCTCAGCTCAAGCAGGCGGAACAGCAACTGGTTTCTACAGCGATACTGAGATTACAGGTGCAGTTGGCCCATACATGAGAGAAGCAGTATACTTGAGAGATGCTAAGCTTGATAACACATCTTATGTTGCAACTGATGGAACCAAAGCAAATAGAATTACTTTTGGTACTCTTGCAGCGCAGACTTCTTCCGTGACTTTCAACAAGTTTACAGATTACATGAAGTTTACGACAGTTCTTCACGGCGGTTTTGATGGTCTTAATATCTTAGATAAGAACGCAGTAAGAATGAATGATAAGTCAGTATCAATCGATTCAGGCGGTGGAGCTGCTACAGCTTTCACTTCTCCTGGTTTATCTTCAAACGTTGCAGGAACAGGCTTAGACAATAACGGTGTTAACTCTTACAGAGCTGCAGCGTTATCGATACTTGATCCGTTTACAACAAACATTAACATACTTTCCATCCCAGGTATTAGAGAGCCTTTCGTTACGGACTTTGTCCTCGACAAGAATACCGATTACGGCATGTCTCTATACCTCATGGATATTCCAGCTTATGACAAGAATAGCAATAGACTTTACGATGATTCAACTAATCGCCCAGAAGTACAGGCAACAGTTGCTAAGTTTGAGGCAAGAGGATTT